AGCAGCCGGCCGCCCCGTATTGCGAGTGGTCCATCGAGCCGTGCACGGCGTTCTGTCGTCTGCCTTGCCAGGAGCACCTGGACCCCAACGATCCGCTCACCTGGGCCATCGCCAACGCCTCGATGGGGCTGTCGGAGGAGCACGGCGTCCAGTTCGACGGCATCATGGCCGACTTCGAGTCGATGACTCCCCGCGACTTCGCCTGGGAGCACCTCGGCGTCGGCGACTGGCCGGTGGACGGCAACGCCTGGCTGATCATCCCGAAGCCCTCGTGGATGGCCCGGCAGAACGACGCCTCGCAGATCACCGGCAAGTTCGCGCTCGGCATCGATACCCAGCCGGACCGCAGCACCACCTGCATCTCAGCGGCCGGTGCCAACGCGTTCGGCCGGATTCACGTCGAGATCACCTCCACCGAGGAGCAGTACGACCACCGACCCGGCACCCAGTGGGTCGTCCCGCGCGTGCTGGAGATCTGGAGACGGCCCAATCGCCCCGAATTCGTGGTGATCGACGCCGCCGGACAGGCCGGTTCCTTCATCGAAGAGCTCGAAAAGGCTGGTGTGAAGGTAATTTCGCCGTCATCGCGTGAATATGCGCAGTCCTGCGGCGATTTCGTGTCCGGTGTGATGCCGAAAGCGGGCGAAACGGCCTATATCGACCACATCAACCAGCCTCCGATGAACGCTGCGGTCGCCGCAGCCGACAAACGGGACCTCACGGACCTCTGGGCCTGGTCGAAGAAGCTCTCCGCAGCCGATATCTCACCGCTGGTGTCGCCGACGCTCGCCGTGTGGGGCTTCAAGAAGCATCTCTTCGGCAAAAGCGCAGCTGCCCCTTGGGCTTACAGGCGATAGGAGGCCAGTTGATGAAGAGACGACAGGCGATTTCGGCCATCGGATCGCGTCTGCGCGGCAAGAAGACACAGGAACAACGATTCACGATCGACGAACTCGCTCAGATGTACCGAGGCACCAATCAGCTGATGCATCTGGGCCGTGGAAGCGCAGGCGGACCCAACGAGACCATCGAAAACGACTTCGTCGGCTACGTCAACGGCGTCTACAAGGCGTCCGGCGTCGTGTTCGCCTGCTGCCTGACCCGGATGCTGATCTTCAGCGAGGCCAAGTTCATGTGGCAGCGGATGGAGAAGGGTCGGCCGACCAAACTGTTCGGCACCCCGGCTCTGGGGCTGCTGGAGAAGCCCTGGCCCAACGGCACGACCGGCGAGCTGCTCTCCCGCGCCATCCAGGACGCCGACCTGTCCGGCAACTTCTACGCCGTCGAGGAGGACGAGGACGCAAACGGCAAGCCGATCGAGAAGCGCCTGCGCCGACTGCGACCGGACTGGGTCGAGATCATCCTCTCGAAGGAACCCTCTCTCGCCGTCCAGTCCGATGTCGTCGGCTACCTCTACAAGCCCGGTAACACGAACGACAAGCGGCTGTGGAAGCTGTACCCGATCGACGGCTCCGAGGGCCGGGTCGTGCACTGGTCCCCGCTGCCGGACCCCGACGCCCAGTACCGGGGCATGTCCCCGCTGACGCCGGTCATCCGGGAGATCCAGGGCGACAAGGCAGCCACCACCCACAAGCTCAAGTTCTTCGAGAACGCCGCGACGCCGAACCTGGCCGTGTCGTTCAAGGAGACGGTGACCGCCGAGCAGTTCAAAGAGTTCATGGCCACCATGGACGAGGCCAAGTCCGGCATCGACCACGCCTACGAGACGCTGTACCTCGGCGGTGGAGCCGATGTGACCGTGGTCGGCGCGAACATCCAGCAGATGGATTTCAAGCAGACACAGGGCATGTCAGAGACCCGTATCGCTGCCGCCCTGCGCGTGCACCCGGCGCTCGTCGGCCTGTCCGAGGGGCTGAAGGGCTCCTCGCTGAACGAGGGCAACTTCAAGGCAGCTCGCGACGGCTTCGCCAACGGCACCCTGCGCCCGCTGTGGCGCTCGTTCTGCGCCGCCCTGGAGCCGGTCCTCGACGTGCCGGTCGGCGCTCGCCTGTGGTTCGACACACGGGACATCGCCTACCTGCGCCAGGACCAGCGAGAGATCGCCGAGATCCAGCGCGCCCAGTCGGCCACCATCTCGTCGCTGGTGATGCAGGGCTTCACGCCGGACTCCTCGGTCGCGTACGTCGAGCAGGAAGACCTCAGCCTGCTGGAGCACACCGGCCTCTACTCGGTGCAGTTGCAGCCGCCCATGCCCGATGGAAGCAACGTCGACAAGAACGGCGACGGCAAACCCGATCCGGCCGATCCGAACGCCATCGACCCGAAGACCGGCAAGAAGGTCTCCGAGGCGAAACCGGCTGCCACAGAGAAGAAACCCGCTGACACCACGAAACCGGCCGACAAAAAGAAGCCGGACGGCAACACGGACCCGAAGAAGGGGTGACCATGTTTCAGCTATGCACACGTTCTGTCGAGTTCCGTGCCACCGAGAATTCCGGTGACGGCGACGGACGAACACTCGAAGGTTATGCCGCAGTATTCAACCAGGACACGGAAATCAATTCCTGGGAAGGGCATTTCACCGAACGGATTGCCAAGGGCGCGTTCAAGAAAACTCTGAAGGAACGCAAACCGGTCATGCAATTCGACCACGGTCGTGACGCCCGCACCGGCTCGGTTCCGATCGGCAAGTTCGTCGAACTCCGCGAGGACGCGGACGGGCTGTACGTCCAGGCCCGGCTGTTCGACAACCCGGTCGTCGAGCCCGTCCGGCAGGCGATCGAGGGCGGTGCCATCGACGGGATGTCGTTCAAGTTCCGCGTGACCCGCGACGAATGGCGCGACGCCAAGGGCAAGCTGGTCAAGGGCGATGACATCCTGTCGCTGCTCTACGAGCCCGGCGAGCGTGGCCCGCTCCAGCGCACCATCCGTGAGGTCCAGCTCTCCGAGTGCGGCCCCGTCGTATTCCCTGCTTACGCAGGCACATCGGTCGGTGTCCGGTCGCTGGAGAACATGACCGACGCCGATCGCGAGTCCCTCGCCGCCGAGTACCGGCGCACCATGCTGGAAGAGGACGAGGACGAGAAGCGGGTCAAGGAATGGCTTGACGCCGAAAACCGTTGGCAGTGCGAACAATGGCTCGAAGCCGAAAATGTGTATCGCTGGCTCGAAGCTGAAAAGCATTGGAACGAAACAAGAGATACCATCGATCCCGAGACGAAGAAAGCCGCTCGCAACGCCGGTCGCAAGGCCACCTTGGAACGGAATTCTTCACCCGCAAAAGACGCCGGTCGTAAGACCACCTCTCGTCGGGATGCAGTTACACCACAACTGAATACGAAGAAGGACAAGGTAATGAACCTCGCAGAAATGCGGGCGCGGCTTGCGGAAATCGCCACTCGGTACACCGAGCTGGACGCTGAATACCGCGACGCCGACTTCCCCGACGAAGCACAGACCGAATGGGACGGACTGGAGTCCGAAGAGGCTGGCCTCCGTTCCAAGATCGAGAAGATCGAAGAGCGCAACGCCAAGCTCCTGAAGAACGTCAAGGACGGCCAGGCTGCTCGCGAAAAGGGCAGCGATCAGGGCCACGACGGTCCCGCTTTCCATGAGTCACGGAATATCTACTCGCTCGAAGAGATCCGCAAGGAGTCCTTCAGCGGCAACGACTTCGTCGCACGGTGCACCGACGCCGCACGCAAGGGCCTCGAAAAGGTCCACATGCCCGTCCAGGCGCATGAGCGGGCGAAGGAAGAGATCGAGCAGCTGCTCCTCGCCGACTCCGAAAGCGGCTACGTCGCCAAGCGTATGGTCGCCACCGGCTCGCCCGCTTACGAGCGCGCATTCGGCAAGGCGATGAAGGCGCAGGATCTGAACGCACTCTCTCGTGCCGACTGGGAAGCTGTCGACGAGGCTCGCGCCATCGCAGTCACCAGCCCGAACGGTGACGGTGCCGGTGATCCGACCGGTGGCCTGGCAGTGCCCTTCCAGCTCGACCCGACCCTGGTGCACCTCGGCGCAGGCTACGTCTCGCCGATTCGCCAGCTCGCCCGGACCATCCAGCTGTACGGCAAGGAATTCCGGACGCTGACCATCTCCCAGATCGCGGTCTACCGTGCACTGGAAGCTGCGGTCGCCGTCGACTCCAGCCCCACGCTGGACGAGGCCGTGCTGCGGGTCAACAAGGTGCACGCATTCGTGCCGTTCTCGATGGAAGCTGAAGAGGACTGGGCGGGTATGCGCGCCGAGATCTTCCAGCTGCTCGGTGAGGCAAAGGACCGGGAAGAGGCTACGGCCTTCCTGCTCGGTACCGGCGTCGCTCCCCAGCCCGAGGGCCTGATCACCGGTATCCCGGCGGGCTCCGAGGTCACCACGG